TCCGTTAAAGCTGGTGGGAAAGGTGGAGCACCTGGACAATGGAGCGCCAGGAAAGCCCAGATGGTCGCAAAGCAATACAAGGCAAAAGGTGGGGGCTATAAGTAATGGCCCTCTCTAAATCACAAAAGAGCCTAAAGTCTTGGACTAAGCAGAAATGGAGAACCAAGAGTGGTAAACCATCAACGCAAGGTCCAAAGGCTACAGGCGAAAGGTATCTACCTGCAAAGGCTATTAAGTCTCTTAGTTCTTCTGAGTATGCTGCTACCTCACGAGCAAAGCGAAAAGGCACTGCTAAGGGTAAGCAGTTTGTGGCTCAACCTAAGAAAGTTGCAGCCAAAGTAAAACCGCATAGGAAAATTACATGACGGAAAAGCAACAAAAGTTTCTTGATGCTCTATTTGGTGAAGCTGAAGGTGATCCAGTACGAGCACTTAAGATTGCAGGTTATGCACAAGGGGAGTCATCAACGAGAGTTATGGCTCCTTTAAAGGATGAGATAGCTAATCGTACCCGTGACTTTATTGCTACCAATGGCCCTCGTGCTGTTTGGTCCTTGATGAATGTTATGACTAACCCAACAGACTTAGGGAATAAAGAGAAGATGGCTGCTGCTAAAGACTTCTTAGACCGTGCTGGTTTTGTAAAGACCGACAAGGTAGAAGTCAAATCAGAAAGCCCACTGTTTATTTTACCTCCTAAAGAAAATGAAGCTTGATAAAACTTGGAAACTTCCAAAGCCTGACAAAACCGAAAGTGGCTATGTTTGGCACCCAGTAGTAAGAGTAGGTAGACAAGTACCATTTGGGTACTCACAAGATCCAGATGATAAAGATGTCATTATACCTATTCCAGAAGAACTAGAACTGTACGAACAAGCAAAGAAACACCTAAAGCAGTACAGTTACCGTGATGTAGCCAATTGGTTAAGTGATCAATCAGGCCGACATATATCACATGTAGGACTATACAAGAGAGTTAGACTTGAGCAGAAGCGTAAGAAAGAAGCTGCAAACCAACGCTACCTTGCCGAGCGATACAAAGAGGCGCTCGACAAAGCGGAAAAAATCGAAGCCCAAATCCGTGGTGGTAGAGAAGAGTCCAGCCCAGCCGAAGCCTGAAGCTCTAGACTATGAGGAGATAGCTCGTGAAGTCATCTTTGAACCCAATGAGGGGCCACAGACAGACTTCCTTGCATCTACAGAGCAAGAAGTATTATATGGAGGATCAGCTGGTGGAGGCAAGTCTTATGCTATGGTTGCTGATCCTGTTCGTTATCTAGGTAATCCTAATGCTAGGATGCTTCTAGTACGTAGAAGTACAGAAGAACTTAGAGAACTTATTTCAGTATCTAAACAGCTTTATCCTAAAGCTATCCCTGGAATCAAGTTTATGGAACGAGATAAGACTTGGGTAGCTCCTAGTGGTGCAACTCTCTGGATGTCTTACCTAGACCGTGACGATGATGTTATGAGATACCAAGGTCAAGCCTTTAACTGGATTGGCTTTGATGAACTTACACAGTGGCCTACCCCTTATCCTTGGAATTATATGAGGTCACGACTTAGAACAACTAAAGCTAGTGGTTTACCCCTCTACATGAGGGCTACTAGTAACCCTGGAGGTCCAGGACATCAGTGGGTCAAGAAGACCTTTATTGATCCTAGCACTCCTAGTGAAGCATTTTGGGCAACGGATACAGATAGTGGTGAAGTTATATGCTGGCCGAAAGGTCATAGTCGGGAAGGTGAGCCACTGTTTAAACGTAGGTTTATACCTGCTACCTTATTCGATAATCCTTATCTAGCAGAAGATGGTATGTATGAAGCTAATCTTCTGTCGTTACCTGAGCATCAACGAAGGCAGCTACTAGAAGGTGACTGGGATATTAACGAAGGTGCAGCCTTTCCAGAGTTTAATCGTAAAGAGCATGTAGTAGAACCTTTTGATATACCTAACAGCTGGGTAAAGTTTAGAGCTTGTGACTATGGCTACGGATCTGCTACAGGAGTGCTTTGGTTTACTGTAAGTCCATCTGAACAATTAATTATCTACAGAGAAATGTATGTTTCTAAAGTTACTGCAACAGACCTAGCCGATCTAATACTAGAAGCTGAAGATGGTGAAAAGATACGGTATGGTGTTTTGGATTCTAGTTTATGGCATAATCGTGGTGATACTGGACCATCATTGGCTGAACAGATGATTATGAAGGGTTGCCGTTGGAGACCTTCAGACAGATCTAGAGGTTCTCGTGTAGCTGGTAAAAATGAAATACATAGACGCTTACAAATAGATGAGTTTACAGAAGAGCCAAGAATGGTCTTTTTTAATAATTGTACTAATACTATTTCTCAAATACCAGCTATACCTTTAGATAAAAACAACCCTGAAGATGTGGATACACACGCAGAAGATCACTTGTATGATGCTTTAAGGTACGGTATAATGACTAGACCACGAAGCAGTCTATTTGATTTTGATCCTAATAATCATAGTACAGGATTTCAAGTTTCAGACGCAACCTTTGGCTATTAAGGATAAGATATGGAAGAAGATGAATTTTTTGAAGATACGATGGAGTCAATAGATTCCAATGCATTGGATGATATTAAGGCGGAAGATTACTCTGATCCAGCCTCAGGTACTATTGTAGGTTTAGTCCAAGAGAAATACAGTAAAGCTTCTACTGCCCGTGAAACTGAAGAACAACGTTGGATTCAAGCTTACCGCAATTATCGTGGTATTTATGGGCCTGATGTACAGTTCACCTCTACAGAAAAATCCAAAGTATTTGTTAAAGTTACTAAAACAAAAGTACTTGCTGCATATGGTCAAATTGTAGAAGTATTATTTGGGAGTAATAAATTTCCTATTAGTATTGAGCCTACTACTCTTCCTGAAGGTGTAGCTGAGTCTGTATACTTTGAGTCTAATCCAGATATGCAAAAAGCTAAAGGTGGTCCTAGTCAAGAGGACATGCAGCTTTTACCTGGAGAAACTATGACAGATCTTCGGGAACGTCTAGCAGGTATGCAAGATAAGTTTGAACCTGTAATGGATCTTCTTAAAGAAGGTAATGGTAAAACTGCTACTGAAATAACTTTTCACCCTGCAATGATTGCTGCAAAGAAAATGGAAAAACAAATCCATGATCAGCTAGAAGAGTCTGGTGCTAATAAACAACTACGTGTAGCAGCTTTTGAATGTGCTTTATTTGGTACAGGTGTAATGAAAGGTCCATTTGCGGTAGATAAAGAATACCCTAACTGGGCTGAAGGTGGAGAGTATTCACCAACTTACAAGACAGTACCACAAACTTCTTCTGTATCTATATGGAATTTTTATCCAGACCCTGATGCATCTAATATGGATGAAGCAGAGTATATTGTAGAACGTCATAAAATGTCTCGTTCACAACTACGTGCACTTAAACGCCGACCTTTCTTCCGTGCTAATGCTATTGATAATTCAATTAAACTTGGTGAGTCCTACACTAAAGAGTGGTGGGAACAAGTTATGGAAGATGATGCCCAAGAAACTAGAACAGAACGTTATGAAGTTCTTGAGTTCTGGGGTAATGTAGATAAAGAAGTTCTTGAAGGTCATGACATTGATATTCCTTCAGAACTTTCTGATATGGATGAACTGAGTGTAAACATTTGGGTCTGTAATGGGCAAGTGTTACGTTTAGTTATGAACCCTTTTACACCTGCAATTATTCCATACTTCTCTATGCCTTACGAAGTAAGTCCTTATAGCTTTTTTGGCATTGGCATTGCAGAAAATATGGATGATACTCAAACCCTAATGAATGGGTTTATGCGTATGGCAGTAGATAATGCCGCATTGTCAGGTAATATGCTTATTGAGGTTGACGAGACGAATCTCGTCCCAGGGCAAGACCTCTCCGTGTATCCAGGGAAGGTGTTCAGGAGACAGGGAGGGGCACCTGGTCAAGCCATTTTTGGCACCAAGTTCCCTAACGTATCTAACGAGAACATGCAGATGTTTGACAAGGCAAGGGTATTAGCAGATGAGTCAACTGGATTTCCATCTTTCGCACATGGTCAGACAGGGGTATCTGGTGTTGGTCGTACTGCTTCTGGTATTTCTATGCTTATGTCTGCTGCCAACGGCTCTATCCGTAACGTAGTTAAAAATGTAGATGATTATTTGCTTGGTCCACTTGCTAAAGCTTTCTTTAGTTTTAACATGCAGTTTAATTACGACGAAGAAATCAAAGGTGATCTTGAAGTAAAAGCTCGTGGTACTGAAAGCCTAATGGCTAATGAGGTACGAAGTCAACGATTAATGCAATTCTTACAAGTTGTACAAAATCCTGTGTTAGCTCCATTTGCTAAGATGGATTATATTATTCGTGAGATCTGTAAGTCTATGGATCTTGATCCAGATAAACTTGTAAACTCTATGTCTGATGCTGCAATTCAAGCTGAGATACTTAAAAAGTTTAAAGAAGAGAATCCACCACCACCTCCACCAGAAGGACAAGCTCCTCAAGGTGGACAGCCTCAAGGTGGTGCTCAGGGCGCTCCTGCTGGCGCACAGGTACAGGATACTCAAGGTAGCGGGGGTGGTAACATAGGTACTGGTACAGCTCCTACACCAGGAGAACAGGGCTTCTCAGCTAATACTGGTCAACAACAGGTACAATGAAACTAGTCGTGAATAATACACTAAAGCCTTTTGTAAATAACCCAGAGTTATACACTCCGTTTATCGAAGAGATTGCTGAACGGATCGCCTTTACACATGTAACATTAGAGCAGTCTAGGGAGATTGATGAAATTTACAGACTACAGGGTGAGATACGTGCACTACGATCACTATTGAAGTTGAGGGATAAAGTTAATGCCTAATAAAGATCTTCAAAAAGAAGAGATTATAAAAAAGTACAACTTAGATGGTGCTAAGTCTAATTGGAAAGTTAGTCCTTCTAAGTTTACTACTCTTGTATCTAATTTACCTACCAACTTTAAACTTTTAACAGAGTTTATGCTTGGTAAAAATAAACCTATTAATATAAATGACTTTACTAAAGATGAGCTAGTTTCAATTATAACCTTAGCAGAAAAACAAAAAGAAAATAAACTTAATGTTAAGAATAGAAAATTAAAAGGACAACCTGAAAATATAACGACAGTTAGTGGCTATGACCTTAAGGGGCGTACTAAAACTTTCCCTGATTGGGTTGAAAATAATCCTTACTTTACTGCTATGGCAAATAGTCTTTCTAGCCCTGATTATCAAGTGCGAACAAGTTTAGGTAAGTATGACGTTGAAGAAACTCCGTCAAGTCTTATAGTAAAAGACGCTTACGATATGAATATAAAACAAAGAGATTTACCTAAGATTGGTGACCGTAAAAATCTTTCAAAAATATTAGACTATATGAGGGTTGACCCTGAAATGGCAGGAGAGTTTATCTCTAATATTATTAGACCTAATCAAAACGACTCTAGAAAGTTTGATCTAGTCATACCAAAAAGAAAACCTGATCAACCTAGTCCAAAGGATACAGCTTATCAAGCCCCTATGCAACTTAAAGAAAAACCTAAAGATAATCCTAGAGTAAAAGAAAAAGTTCCAGAGGGTTTTGATATATTAAAGTTTGATGAGGGTGGTGATGTAGCAGCTCAAACAGATAATCTATTTGGTTACACAGATGAAGCAGTAACTAAAGAGGTGGATAAGTATAAAGAAAATGTTAATACTGAACTATCATTTAAAGATGCTGCTACTTTTGTTGCTGAAGCTACACCTATTATTGGCGATGCACTAGCTGCTAAAGAAGTTTACGATGAGTTACAGAAAAATGATCCTAACTACCTTTTAATTGGCGTTTTAGGTGGTGCAGCCCTTGTAGGCCTTATTCCAGGATTAGGTGATGCTGCAGCCAGTGCAATTAAAACTGGTGCTAAAAAAGCTTTAGACACTGCAAAACGTATTGAGGTTGATCCTAGTACTTTAGGTAGTATGGGTGGTAATATTAATTTAACCCCTAAAGCTGCTAACAGTCCTGATGAACCTAAAATAATTTCTTTTACAAAGAAAAAAGAAGATAAAGAACTTAAGGATTTTAATGCAAATTTAATGTCGAGTATTTCAGAACAAGCCTCCAAACAGGCTGAACTTGTAGGGGAATTGCAAGAAGCAGGTGTATATGGAGATTATCAAAAAGGTGTAAGAGTACAGAGTCAAAACTATAAAGGTGAAGCTTTACCTCCATATACGATCACAGGTTTAAGTTTAAATAAAGTAAAATTAAATAGCCCAAACTTAAAAAGAACTGAAGATCGTTTAGGGATTAAGTTTGAATACATCGAAAAGGATGGTGACTATTATTTACCTATGCTTAGTGTAGAACAAGCTGATGGTGGAAAATCTCAAGTTTATTTAGATGCATTAAAACAAAGAAATACTCCTATAATGGATGGACCTAAAGACTTTAACAAAGGTGGAGCAGTTATGAACGAACAAATGGAAATGGCCTTTATGCAACAAGGTGGACTAAAAGACGATGGCATGAAGCGAGACCCAGTGTCAGGTAATGAAGTGCCTTCTGGTTCTATGGCTAAAGAAGTACGAGACGATATATCTGCTAATCTATCCGAAGGTGAGTATGTAGTGCCTGCTGATGTTGTTAGATTTTTTGGGGTAAAGTTTTTTGAAGACCTTCGTACAGAAGCAAAAATAGGCTTGCAAACTATGGAAGCTAATGGTAGAATCGGTGGTGAACCTGTAGATGAGCCTATGCAAGACGAAGGTGAAATGTCTGATGAGGAGTTTGAGCAGCTTATACGACAAGAGTTAGGCAGTATGCAGATGGCTGAAGGTGGTATGGTACCTGAAGTTAATCAAGAAATGGGTACACCAGCTCCAATTAAAGCAGCTGAAGGTACTTTAGTTCCAACAAGACGTTTTAATCCATTTAGGTATGCAGGGTTAGGTTCTACACTAACACCAGGGTACTTACCACCAGCACCTCCTACAGAAGAACTTCCTGCAGTTGATACTGAAGAATCTTGTGCAGCAAGAGGTATGGTACTTGGCCCTAATGGTGTTTGTATTATGCCAATAGCAGAACAAGTTACAAGTAGGGGTACTGACGATGACCCTGCAATACCTGTAGAAACTGCAGAAGCAAAGCCTTGGTACGAAGATGATTCTACTTTATTTACTGATCCCTCTTCTTATATTGAAGCTCAGTTAGGTAGAGGCGAAATGTTTGATAACCCGCTTATGAGAGCTGGCGCATTAATGGCAGGTCCACTTGGTTTAGTTGCAGGTGCTGCAAATAAAATAGGGGATATTGAAGGTATTGCTAGATCTAGAGCAGCTCTTGAAGTTGCTAGGGCAACTGGTAGTTTACCTGCAGAAGAAATTGAACGTTTACAAAAACTAATTGATAGGGATGTACAAGGCAACCTTCTTGTAGATCAAGATGGTAAAGGGTTTGGTATTGCTACAGGCTTAAATTATCTAAAAGAATTTTCAAAACAATTAGGTTTTGATAGTTGGGAAGAAGCTAAAGGTAGCAATATGTTAAAAGCTTATAACTCTGCACAAAAAGAAAAAGCTAAACCTAGTGATGCTGGATTATCAAGAGCTGCACAATTATTAGAAAAAAGAAAAAAAGAAGGTCCGACAGAAAAACAAAAAGAAGCTAGTGCAAGAGTTAAAAGAGCTTTAGAGGGATCTAAATCTGTAGAAGAAATTGCAAAAACAAGTAAGCCTCCACGAGATGATGATGGTCCTTCTGCTGCAGAAATAGCTGCCTCAAGAGCCAGTGCTCAAAGAGCTGCAGATAGATTAGGTACAGGACTAGCCACAGGTGGTAGAGCCACAGGTGGACTAGTATCAAAACCCAAAAAGAAAAAATAAGGCTACTCGGCTACGGCTGACCCCAACATAAGGAGAATAATATGCCTGAACTAGCAGAAATGGAAACACCAAAAACTGCAGGATTCGTTGATCGTGGATACAATCACGCAAAGCGTAAACAACGGATGGAAGAAGAAGCTAAGGAGATTGCAAAACTTGAAGCTGAAGCAAGGGGAGAATCCCCAGTAGATGAAGCAGAAGAAGTTGAAGAAGCTACTCAAGAAGCAGAGACCAATACAGAAGCTAAAGAAGAAACGTTATCTGCAGAAGAAAAGTCTTTTAAAAAACGCTATGGTGATTTAAGACGCCATATGCAGCAAAAAGAAAAAGAGTGGGATGAGAAATTTGAAGCTCTTCAAAAAGCATCTACTAAAGCAGGTATAGTACCACCTAAGTCTGACGAAGACATTGAACAATGGGCTAAAGAGTATCCTGATGTAGCTGGTATTGTAGAGACTATTGCTGCTAAAAAAGCACAGGAAATGTTTAGTAAAGCTGATATTCGATTAAAAGAACTTGACGAAGCTCAAGCAGAAACTCATCGAGTTAAGTCTGAAAATGAAATACGTAAATCACACTCAGACTTTGATCAGTTACGTGAATCAGACGAGTTTCATGATTGGGCAGATGCACAACCTAAG